CTTCCGATCTCCCACCCCTACCCCAGGTCCCAAAACCGGGGGCACACGAAAGACATTCACAAGATGCCTCTACCGCCCATTTCCCCGGAGCTTATCAAGGCCCTGGAAGAACTTGAACCCCCGCAGCCCCCGAAGCTCGAAGACTCTGACCGCACCATCTGGTTCAAAGCTGGTAAGCGGGCGATTATCGAGTTCCTGTCTGCGGAGTTCAAGGCCCAACAGTCAGACCCTAACCGGAGTATCGTGTCTTCAACTGGCAAAGAGCATTAGGTATCCAGCCTAAACAGTCTGTATCGTTCCGCGACCCGGCAGTCGAAACTCAGCTTGCTGAGACTCGGGCAGCCCTGGCCGCACAGCAGGCACGTCTGGATGAGGAGCGCAAGTCATTTCAAACTTCCCAGCAAGAAACGCTGAAACAGTTCGCTGACTTGGCCGCGCAGGCGGCTAACAAGCCAATGGCCTCGCCACAAGGTCTATCCCAGACCGAAGCTCCTCAAGTCTCATCCGACACACCGGATGACGAAGAAAACCTCGACGCCCTTCGTAAGGGCCGACGGGGACTCCGCATTGACCTACAGGCCAGTTCCGCTGGTTCTGCGGGCGGCGGCCTGAACGTCCCCCGAGGTTAATACCGCCCATGGCATCCTCTCCGGGGGAACAAAACAGGGCATCAAAGAGATACAGCGAGCTTCAAACCTTACGCCATCCATACTTGGAGCGGGCGCGAGACAACGCGAAGCTCACCATCCCGGCCCTTCTCCCCCCAGAGGGTAGCTCAGGCAGCACGGAATTGGTGAAGCCGTATCAGAGCGTCGGCAGTCAGGGAACCAACAACCTGTCCGCCAAGCTTTTGCTTGCCCTTTTCCCACCAAACCAAAGCTTCTTCCGGCTGATGGTCCCGCCTAGCGCGATGGCTACCGCCGAAGGAGAAAACCCGGCAGCCCTCCAGAGTAAAATTGAGGAAGGGCTATCGAAGATTGAGAAAGAGGTCCTCAGCGACGTTGAGACCTCAACCCTCAGGGTGACAATAGGGGAAACCCTCAAGAACCTCATCGTCACCGGAAACTACCTGATCCGGGTTCTCGAAGACGGCTCCCTCAAGGGGCACCGGATGGACCGATTCGTCGTGAAGCGTGACCCTGCGGGCAACGTCACGGAACTGATCGTCCACGAGAAGATCAGCGCCTCTGTCCTTCCCGAGGCTTTTCTGAACGCCATCAAGTCCAAGGTTGACGCGGCCCGTAAGACGGACGCCAACCAGGTCCTTGACATTTACACATGGCTTCGCCGGGAGGGCGGGGAATACCTGGTCCACCAGGAAGTCGGTGGGGAAGTAGTCCCCAAGTCCGAAGGCTCATACCCCAAGGACGCCTGCCCGTTCATCCCCCTCCGCTGGGTAAAGTCAGACGGGGAGGACTACGGGAGGTCCCATGTGGATGACTGCTACGGGGACCTTCGTTCCCTTGAGGGTCTCAGCGGGGCCATGACTGAGGCCGCTGCGGCTTCCTCTAAGGTCCTGTTCTTTGTGAACCCCACGGGAATCACGAGGGCGGCTGACGTTACCCAAGCGCCGAACCTGGGGGTTATCCCCGGGCGGGCTGAGGACGTGACAACGCTCCAGGTGCAGAAATCCTCGGACCTTGCAGTAGCTTTCCAGCAAGCGTCGAACATCGAGCGGCGCCTGGCTTCGGCGTTCCTTATGACCCGATCCGTCCAGCGTAATGCAGAACGAGTGACGGCAGAGGAAATCCGCCTACTGGCTTCTGAGCTAGAGGACGCCCTCGGCGGGGTCTATGCCCTACTTGCCCAGGAACTACAGCAACCCCTGGTCAACAGCCTGATGGCCCGCCTCCAGCGCGAGAACCGTATCCCGGTCCTTCCGGACTATGTGAAGCCTGCGGTGGTCACCGGACTCCCGGCCCTGGGTAGGAACCACGAATTGAACCGCCTCATGCTCTTCGCGGATGCGGTCCAAGGACTGCTAGGCCCGTCCGCCCTCCAGGTCCTTAACTCTGACGAAGCCGTGCGGCGCGTGGCTACAGCCCTCTCGATTGAGGCTAAAGACCTCATCAAGACCAAAGATGAAATCGCCCAAGAACAAGCGAACGCCCAGCAGGCCGCCCTTGTCGAAAGGCTTGGCCCCAACGTGATCCAGGCCCGGGCCTCCCAGCAACAGCAATCCACCCAGCAACCTCAGGAGGCCAATGGTGCCCCGCAGTAAGGAAAAGTCGAAAGTGACAGAAACCACAGAAGTGCCAGCCGAGGCCGTCCAGGCTCCCCAGGAGAAAGTCGCTGACTGGAAAGCCCTTCCAGAGGTGCCACCCCCGGAGCCCCAGCCGGGGACCGTCGTGACGCCAGAGCCCACGGTATCTGCCGCCGCCCGCGCTGGCGAATCCGCAGGGGTCACGGTTGACTCCACGTTCCCGGGTATCAAGGTGACGAATTACTAATATGGCGGAAGCAGCGACTACTCAGACTACCCCTGCGGTAGCTCCCCAGGTGCAGTCCACTACACCTGAAACTACCCCCAGCACCCCGGTCCAGGAAACCCCCGCAGCCCGCCCAGCGTGGCTCCCGGAAAAGTTCAAGAGCCCGGAACAACTTGTCGAAGCCTACGGGCACCTCGAGAAGAAGCTGGGTAGTGCGTCCCAGACAGCACAAGTCGAATCCGGCCAGGCGCCCCCCGTCGGCCAGCCTTCAAAGTCCACGCCAACCCCTGAGGAGACCGTTGCGGTTTCCCGTGCGGGCATTGACGCGGACGCCATCGCCAACGAGTTCCTGTCCACTGGTAAAGTCTCCGAGGAGACCTATCAGAAGGCCGAGAAGGTTGGCCTGGACAAGAAGTTCGTGGACGCCTTTGTGGCGGGCCAGGCGGCGGTCGTCACCCAACAGGCGGCCAGTCTCTATGCCGAAGTAGGTGGCCCAGCCGAGTTCGAGAAGATCGCTAATTGGGCTCGTGGCAAGCTTACGCCGAATGAAATCAAGGCTTTCAACGACGCCACCCAGACAGGCTCCCTTGATGTCGCCAAGCTGGCCCTGAGGGGCCTGGCTTCTAAGTATCTGGCAGCCGTGGGCCGTGAGCCTACCCTCCTCGGCGGGGAAACCGCACAGGGCACCGGAGGTTTCCGGAGTTCTTCCGAAGTCACCGCAGCAATGCGTGATCCCCGCTACTCGAAAGATGCCGCCTACCGGGCTGAGGTTGAAGCCAAGCTTCGCACAACCTCAGTCTTCAACGTCAAGACCGTCGGTTAATACAGGAAACCTGAATCATGGAATGGATCGTAGCCAACTTGGAACCAATCCTCCTGGCAATCCTGGGCACCCAGGCACTTGCCACCCTCATTGTGAACCTCACCCCCACCCCCCGCGATGACAGCATCGTCGGGATTGTCTATCGTGGGATTGAGATTGTAGCCGGTATTGTGACTGGCAAGGCGAAACAGGTGGCCCCGAATAAGGCCCCCGCAGAACCGCCGTCTTTGAGTGTGGACCTTCCGGACATCAACGTCCGCTTCTAAGGTCCCCAGCCTTGGTCCGCCTGGGAGAAATCCTGGGCGGCCTTCGCTCAATTCTCGTTTGTTGATCGTCGAGCCTGCGTCAGCCGCCCTAGTGGGGCGACGGCAGCCCTCCGTCCCCGCGTCCCTCCCGAGGCCGCTGACGGGTTCCTGAGGGGACCCCTAAGCGACAACCGAGCGGCGTGATCGTGCTGAGATAGGAGAGTCTGACGGTTCCTTTCTTTGAACCCCCTCACGCAACACACAACGAGAGACTGCCCAACCATGTCTAACTATACCCCTTCTCGCCTTGGCCAGGTCAACGGCTCAGGCAACGCGGACGCGCTGTTCCTCAACATCTTCGCTGGCGAAGTGCTGACCGCGTTCGATACTACCAACGTGATGCTTCCGCGCCATACGCTGCGGACCATCCCGCATGGCCGTTCGGCTCAGTTCCCGGCTTCCGGCCTGGCTGATGCCTACGATCACACTCCTGGCACCCGCCTGACGGGCCGTGCCATCTCACACGCAGAGCGCGTCATCACCATTGACGGCTTGCTGGTGAGCGACGTGGCCATCGCCAACATTGACGAAGCGATGAATCACTACGACGTGCGTTCCATGTATTCCAACGAGGTGGGCCGTGCCCTGTCCCGCCGCATGGACCGTAACTTGCTCCAGATCGGCACCCTCGCTGCCCGCGCTGCGGCTGCCGTCACTGGCCTGTCCGGTGGCGCCCAGATCAACGGCGGCGCCAACTTGCCGACGAATACCTCTGGTGCCCTTCGTGACTCCCTGTTCACGGCTGCCCAGACCCTCGACGAAAAGAACGCCCCGGAAGAAGGCCGCTTCTGCGTCCTGCGTCCGGCTCAGTATTACCGCTTGGTCCTGGATGCCGTGGTGCCGAACCGCGACTACTCGGGTGCCCCCGGCGCCGATGTCCGCACCGGCAAGGTGTGGGAAGTTTCCGGTATCGAAATCGTGAAGTCGAACAACCTTCCCTCCACGAACATCACCACCGGCAACACCAAGTATCAGGGCAACTTCGCCGCCACTTTCGGCCTGGTGATGCACCCCTCCGCCATCGGCACTCTCAAGCTGCTTGATTTGCAGGTCGAGGGCGCGTATCAGCTTGAGGCCCAGGCGACCCTGATCGTGGCTAAGTATCTGGCCGGTCACGGTATCCTCCGCCCTGAGTGCGCGGTTGAGCTTCGCAATGCCTAATAGTTTTCAGGTGTAGGCAACTGCACCTGAAACTTTAGGACCCCCTGCGGGTTCTCTTTTTCTCTCTCTATAACCTTGCCCCTCTGGTAGCTCCAAAAAGCTTCTGGAGGGGCATTTTTTTGCGGTTAAAATGTCAGGAACAATCACACTCACAACAGAACTGGACGCCATCAACCAGATGCTCGACGTTATCGGGGAAGCTCCAGTAGCCGCCGTTGACGATACGGGCCTCGTTGACGCGACAATGGCGAGAGACCTTCTTCGCCGCGTGTCACGGCAAGTCCAATCAATGGGCTGGCATTGGAACACGGACGAATCCGTAGAGCTTCTCCCAGAGAACCCGCTGCCTGGAATCATCCGGGTCCCTGTAAATGCCTCCAGGCTGGACCCGAGCGATGTCTCGGTTGACGCCGTGGTCCGGGAAGGAAAGCTCTGGAACCGGAAAGAATTGACCTTCCTGTGGTCCTCCTCGGTTCTCTGCAAGATCGTCTCTATATTCCCCTTCAATAGTCTCCCCGAGGCTGCCCGAGATTACATCGCCATCCGGGCATCCCGCATGTTCCAGGATCGGCGTATTGGCTCAGAGACCCGAAACGGGTTCAATGAGCGGGACGAGGCCATGGCCAAGGTGACCCTCGAAAACGCGGAGTCTCAAACCAGGAACCTCACCCTCGCGGATAACCACAGCGTCCTCCGTTCGCTCAACCCGTGGGCTCCTCAAGGTGGCGGATGGTTGTTCCCTAAGGGCTCCAGGTAATGCTGGCCTCGGGCTCCATCCCTAACTTCATCTCCGGAATATCCCAGCAGGCGTTCCCCCTCAGGCTGGCAAGCCAGGCCGAGGAGCAGATCAACGGTTACCCCAGCGTAGTGACGGGGCTCGACAAGCGCCCCCCGTTTGAACACGGCGCCGTCCTGGCGGGGACCTACGCAAGTACCGCCTATGTCCACCTCATCAACCGAGATGCAGTCGAACGGTATGCCGTGGTCGTGGCTGGAGGGGACCTTCGGGTTTTCCGCCTGGCTGACGGTCAGGAGGTTAC